CTGGTATCACATCACCAACACTTTATCAGGCAGACATGATTGTCGAACAACTAGATAAAGACGGAAGTGTCCTAAAGACATATAACTTCCGTGGTGCGTTCCCAATCACAGTAGGTTCTATTGAACTGGATTACGGAACTGGAGACGCTATCGAAGAGTTCACTGCAACTTTCGCAATCCAATACTGGGAGTCAAATACCACTAGTTAAAGGTATTATAAGTAAGTTTGATGGGGGTGCCTTGCACCCCCTTATACTTGAACTGAGGATCTTATGGCAGATAATGACTCAAACGTTTTCTCCGCATTCGGTTTCGAACTGAAGAGAGCGTCAAAAGAAAAAGATGAAAAGAAGGTAACGTCTATCGTCCCTAAAGTGGATGAGGATGGTGCTGGTTACGTCACCGCGTCGGGTTCATACTTTGGACAGTATATCGACATGGAAGGCGGCTCTGCAAAAGATAATCACGGACTAATTACTAAGTATCGACAGATCGCGGAACATCCGGAAGTCGATGCTGCAATTGAAGACATCCTAAACGAATCTATCGTTGCGGGTGAACTAGAATCTACTGTTGCGTTGAACCTAGACAAGGTCGACACCTCAGACAAAATCAAAAACACACTACTCGAAGAGTTCGGCAACATCGTTGCAATGTTGAACTTCGAGGAATACGGTCACGACATGTTCCGGTCATGGTATGTCGATGGTCGTCTATATCACCACCTTGTGGTCGACACATCTAATCCTAAGATGGGGATTCAAGAGATCCGTCCGATCGACTCTGCAAAGATCCGCAAGGTCAAAGATGTGAAGCACAAAACAGATCCAGCAACTGGTGCGAAATTGGTAGACAAGGTAAATGAGTTTTACATCTATCAGGACAAGGGCAGTACAGGTGCTGGCGTCAAGTTGACCTCTGATTCTGTTTCGTATATCACTTCAGGTTTATTGGACAACTCAAAGAAACGTGTCCTATCCTATCTACAGAAAGCAATTAAACCTGTAAACCAGTTGCGCATGATGGAAGACTCGTTGGTCATCTATCGTATGTCTCGCGCACCTGAGCGTCGTATCTTCTACATCGACGTGGGTAACTTACCGAAGGGTAAATCAGAACAATACATCAAAGACATTATGTCGCGTTACCGCAACAAGATCGTTTATGATGCGAACACGGGTGAAATCAAGGATGACCGTAAGCATATGTCGATGCTTGAGGACTTCTGGTTACCGCGTCGTGAGGGTGGTCGAGGAACAGAGATCAGTACACTACCAGGCGGTGAGAACCTTGGTCAGATCGACGACATCATTTATTTCCAAAAGAAGTTGTATCGTTCATTGAACGTGCCCCTATCGCGTCTCGAACAGGAACAACAGTTCGCACTAGGTCGTGCGACAGAGATCAACCGTGATGAGGTTAAGTTTCAGAAGTTCATTGACAGGTTGCGACGTAAGTTTGCAAACCTATTCACAGGTGTTTTAAGAAAGCAGTTGTTACTGAAGGGTATATGTACTGAACAAGATTGGGAGTCGTGGAAGAACCACATCCAGATCGACTTTAACCGCGACAACCACTTTGTCGAATTAAAGGAAGCAGAAATACTGCGAGAACGACTACAGACTATGGATCAGGTTTCCACATACGTAGGAGAGTACTTCTCACGTGAGTGGGTTATGAAGAACGTCATGATGTTCAATGATGAGGACATCGCAGAGATGGCGAAACAAGTCGAAGCTGAGAACGCAAACAGCGACGATATGGATGATGACTTTTAAGGAGTATATTTAATGAGCGATACAGAAACAGTTGAACTATCATCAACAGAAAATTTAATCGGGGCACTTGAAGTTGGTAACTTTGCTTCTGCTGAAGAGTTATTCAACACTCTTATAAATGATAAAGTGCAAGACGCATTAGACGCGGAAAGAGTTAATGTCGCGAATCAGATTTTCAACGGTGTTGAAGAGGAAGATTTAGAAGTAACCGACGAAGAAATCGATGCGGCATTTGAGTCAGGTGATTTTGACGATGTGGAGTTCGGCGAAGAAGCGGACGATTTCGAATAAAATCGATGTTAAAAACTTTTCGTGTATAAATAGACTAATAAGGAGACAAGATGAAAACTTTTCAAGAAATTCGTGAGGCAAAAGATAAGGTCGTCTTCAACAAGAAGATGTCTGGTTATCCTGTTGTCATTACTAAGGTCGCGAAAGGATTCCATCTAACAATCGACGGAGATTCTGTCGATACCTTTAAGTCGCAAAAAGAAGCGGAAACAACCGCAAAACAAGTCCTGAAGGACTTAGGAAAATAAAATGAAGCTGATTAGCGAATTCGTAGAAAACGACATTGAATGCATCGTTGAAGCCAAAGAGAACGGCGAGAAGAACTTTGTCATTGAAGGTGTATTCGCTCAGGCAGACAAAAAGAATCGTAACGGACGTATCTACCCAAAACCAATTATGGAGAAGGCGGTAAATACGTATGTTGAAAATCAAGTTAGCAAAAAACGTGCTGTTGGGGAACTCAATCACCCTGAAGGTCCGACTGTTAACTTGGATAAAGTTTCTCACCTCATTACTGACTTGAAATTTGAAGGAAATGATGTGGTTGGAAAGGCACAAATATTGGATACCCCAATGGGTCAGATAGTGAAAGGTCTCTTAGAAGGAGGTGTTCAACTAGGTGTGTCAACTCGTGGAATGGGAAGTCTTGAGAGTAAAAACGGCGTAATGTACGTCAAAGATGATTTTATTCTTGCTACGGTAGATATCGTGCAAGATCCATCAGCACCTGAAGCATTTGTTAATGGGATTATGGAAGGTGTAGATTGGGTCTGGAATAATGGAATCTTAGAACCTCAAGCTATTGAAGATATAGAGACTGAAATTAAGCAAGCACCTATCACACATCGTCCTGAAGTGCAGATTCGTGAATTCAAGAATTTCCTCTCGTTAATCAAATCTAAACTATAAAGGAGTCACTATGACTGATTTAAATCAAGCAGTAGAAAGTGAAATCCGCGATACCGAGATTGAAACTAACGAAATCGTGGAGGAAACTCTCGAAGAAGCAGCTCCAGAAAACAAAGATGCAGTCACTGAGCCAGAAGCAATTGCTTCGGTAGACAAGGCTGCGAAAGCTGCTCCAAAGGCTACCCCACCAAAAACCAAGGCGGGAATGATCAACGCAATGCATAATAAGCTAATGACATCTACTAAGGCAGATGTTCAAGCTGCTTATGACAAGATGCATGAAGGTGTTGCAAACTCCGAAGACTTAGTAGCAACAGAAGAAGTAGACACTGCTTCTGAACTTGCTGCGATTGTTGAAGGTGAAGCGACTCTATCGGAAGAGTTCAAGAAAAAGACATCTGTAATCTTCGAAGCGGCTGTAAAGTCAAAGCTTTCAGAAGAGGTCACACGTCTTGAAGAGAACTACGCGGTAGAACTTGCTGAAGAAGTCGAAACAATCAAAACTGACCTAGTCGGTAAGGTTGATTCATACCTAAACTATGTAGTTGAAACTTGGATGGAAGATAACAAGATTGCTATTCAGAACGGTCTACGTACTGAAGTCGCAGAGTCTTTCATGAACAACATGCGTGACCTATTCGTAGAGTCATACATCGAAGTTCCAGAAGCCAAGGTCGACCTAGTTGACGAACTTGCAGGACAAGTAGAAGAGTTAGAAGAACGTCTAAACAACACTACTGGCGATGCAATTTCACTAGCTGAAGAACTTGAAACTTATAAGCGTAACACTATCATCGCTGAGGCATCACGTGATTTAGCAGATACACAAGCGGAGAAGCTAAAGGGTCTCCTAGAAAGCGTTGACTTCGAGAACGAAGAATCTTTCGTTGCGAAAGTTAACACTGTCAAGGAATCATACTTCTCAAAAGAAATCCCAGAGCAACTTGAAGAATCTGTCGAAGAAACGACAGAGGAAGAAGTAGAGGTTTCATCTGTAATGGAGAATTACCTACACGCTCTTCGTAAAACCACTAAGCAATAAGGAATAGTAAAATGCAATCATTCGATACATTGATTGAGAAGTGGTCACCAGTACTTAACGAAGAATCTGCTGGCAAGATCACTGATCCACTACGTAAGGCAGTAACTGCTGCCGTCCTAGAAAACCAAGAAAAAGCTCTAATGGAAGAGCGCGCTTCAATGCAAGGTTTTCTAACAGAAGCACCAACTAACGCAACTGGCGGTCAGATCGCGAACTGGGATCCAGTTCTAATCTCACTAGTACGTCGCGCAATGCCAAACCTAATGGCATACGACCTATGTGGTGTCCAGCCAATGTCTGGTCCAACTGGTCTAATCTTCGCGATGAAGTCGCACTATGACACCCAAACTGGTGCAGAAGCACTAGGTCTAGAAGAGCCTAAGTCAGGTTTCTCTGGCGCAGTTGGTCAGCAAGGCGAATCTTCAGGTCTAGCAGATCTAGAGAATGGACGTACACTTGGTCTACCTGGCCGTGCAATGTCTACAAGCGCTGCTGAGTCTCTAGGTGAGGCTGAAGGATCTTTCAAAGAGATGGGTTTCTCAATCGAGAAGCAGAGCGTTGTTGCTAAGTCACGCGCACTGAAGGCTGAGTACTCACTAGAACTTGCGCAAGACCTAAAGGCAATCCACGGTCTAGACGCAGAGACAGAGCTTGCAAACATTCTGTCTACAGAAATCCTTGCAGAAATCAACCGCGAAATCGTTCGTTCAATCAACGGTCAGGCGGTACTAGGTGCACAAACATCTAACGTCGCTTCTGCGACATCTGGTGGCGGTATCTTTGATATCTCTACAGACGCAGACGGTCGTTGGTCAGCAGAGAAGTTCAAGGCTCTTGCAATGCAGATCGAACGTGAAGCAAACGCAATTGCGAAGGACACACGTCGCGGTAAGGGTAACATCGTAGTTTGTTCTGCTGATGTTGCAACTGCACTTGCAGCTGCTGGTTCACTAGACTATCAGCCAGGCGCTGGTCTAACTGTTGATACAACAGGTAACACATTCGCTGGTACAATCAACGGTCGTATCCGTGTCTTTATCGACCCATACGCAGACGTTGATTACGTAACTGTAGGTTATAAGGGAACAAACGCATATGACGCAGGTATGTTCTACTGCCCATACGTCCCACTACAGATGATGAAAGCAGTCGCTGAGAACACGTTCCAGCCTAAGATTGGTTTCAAGACTCGTTACGGCATGGCAGCAAACCCATTCGTCGCTGGTGCACAACAACCGCACGATCTAGCTAATACACAAGGTCAAAACACATACTACCGTATCTTCCGTGTTGACAACCTAATGGCTAAGTAAAAAAATAATAAAAAGAACTAGTCTACTAGTCATTTTGGGGAGTCTTCGGACTCCCTTTTTTTTGTGTATAAATAAAGTGACTAAGAGGATTCATTATGAGCGTAACATCCAACACAAACTTCTTGCAACCTACGGGATTCCGTGTCGTCATCGATCGCGCAAAATACGGAAACCTAGAATTCTTTGCACAGTCAGTAACACACCCTGGCTCTAGTGCAAACGCAGTGGATCGAGCAATTGCAAAGATCCAGAGATTCCCTGTTGCCGCAGATACCATCGAATATGCAGATCTATCGATGCAGTTGATCCTAGATGAGGACATGTCCGCGTATAAGGAAATGCAAGACTGGATGCAGCGAACGGTCGACACCTCAGAAGACCTGTCTCAAGACATTACGGTCATTATTCTAACCAGTCATAACAACGCAAACATAAAGATCAAGTATGAGGGATGCCTTCCTATCCAACTTGGATCTATTGAGTTGAACTCCACTGCTGGAGACGTTGCATATATAACTTACGACGCCACATTTAAGTATACCAAATTCACTATATCATGATGGTAAAATTGGACATAAAGAACCGGAACCTCTTGGAGATTTTGGAAGACTTCCGATATACGTATCGAGAGTTGTATCAACCCGAACAGACAAACCGATGTCTGGTCGAGGAGCTGCGTGGACAGTCAAACCACTACACGGGCGAAGAGGAGATGTGGCGCGTCATCGACGAAGGTCGTGGACACAGAGGTGCCGCAGAGAACTCCGTCTGTTATCCCATCAAACCCGATCACTACTTTGGGACACACCCAGAAGAATACCGCAAGACGTGGAACGCACTGAACTCCAGTTTTATGGAGGAACTAGGTGTGCAACACAGTGCGCTCTCAACACTCTACCCACCAGGCGGGTTCATCGGTTGGCACAACAACGCAGACGCATCCGCATATAACGTAATCTTTACGTGGTCCGAGAGAGGAGATGGGTGGTTCAAATATGTCGACCCCAAGACAGAACAGGTCATAACGGTTCAAGACGAACAGGGGTGGAATTGCAAAGCGGGATACTTTGGAGACTACGACTCAGGTAATGTAGTCTACCATGCAGCAAGAACAGAATGTTACCGTATGACTCTCAGTTACGTATTGGGTCATGACGAAGACTATTGGAAAGATTGTATTGAAACGATCACCAATATGTGATATAATGTAGTTTTGAAAACCCCACGGATTATACATGCTTAATATTGAAGTGATACACAAGGAGTGGACAGAGGACTCTGTTATTCCTATGCACCAACTGGATGAGACATCACGTCAAATCCCCATGCTACACGCAAAGTATTTAGAATACCTCACCGTAACCAAACTTACCCTACGTCGCGCAGAGGCGTCACAGAAGATCCTGTTGAAGGAGAAGTGGTTGTACTACAACGGTAAGATGGACCCACAGACTCTACAGGAGAAGGGGTGGGATCCAGATCCATTCAACGGTCTCAAGATTCTCAAGGGTGAAATGGACTACTATTACGACTCCGACCCAGAGATCTCTAAGTCTGAAGACAGAATCGTCGCACTTAAAGCACAGATAGATAGTCTTACAGATATTCTTAACATGATCAAATGGAGGCATTCGACGATCAAGAACATGATTGATTATCGTCGATTTGAGGCTGGTGGATAACAAGATTCGCATTAGGATGAAAGACTACTCCCATTTTATGGTAGAGGCCCATCCAGCCCAAGAGAATGAGTTGAAGGAATACTTCTCGTTCTTTGTCCCTGGCTACAAGTACATGCCTGCATATAAGTCTCGACATTGGGACGGAAAAGTCAAACTCTATAACATGATGACTAAACAGATGAACGTGGGTCTCTACACGCACCTACGGAAGTTCTGCGCGGATCGTTTCTACCCACTGGAGATTGTTGAACATGAGACTTATGGGATTCCTTCGTTCCGTGAAGACATCGACCATCCTGCCCTTATTGACTTTCTATCTCTGCTTGATGCTCCTTTTAAACCACGAGACTATCAATACAAGGCAATTTCTCATGGGGTGGAGCACCGAAGATGTATCCTTCTTTCTCCCACTGGTAGCGGGAAGTCATTTATTATATACAATCTTTTACGGTATTGCTACGAAGTCACCGAAGGAAAAATCTTAGTCATCGTCCCAACCACGTCTCTGGTGGAGCAGATGTATAAGGACTTCGAGGAATACGGTTACGACGTAGAAGAGTTCTGTCATCGTATCTACTCCGGTAAGGAGAAGGTTACGGACAAACGTGTCATAATATCTACATGGCAATCCATTTACAAATTCGGTAAGGAGTGGTTCGAACAGTTCGAATCAGTCTTTGGTGATGA